CATATGGTAAAAAGTTAGAATCCGATAACATACGAAAATGCGCTACTTCAAAAACATCATACATTAAGTTAGGACTAGAAGCATGACGAAATTTAATTTTATAGTCGCCAGTTTCTTCATCAAATTCTTCCCAACGTTCTACTTCATAGCTTGAAAAAGGACGAGCATTGATAATACCTATTTCTTCTGCAATATCTAATTTCAAAAAGAAATCTCCGTATTTAGTCATGTTTCTAATCCATGGCCAAAGATTGAATTCTATGTTTAATACATCATAAAATAAATTATAAAGTATTTTTTGAACTTGCGTTTTATTACATTTAATTGTTAAAATATCACCGAATTGATCTTGTAAAGTAGACTCATCGGAATATATATCAAGTGCTGCACTTATGATAGGATCTTTATCCATCATTTCGTAATCAGTGTATAACTGCATACGATTTTGATGCATATAATAATTCGAATCATATCCTCCAGATCCACCTACACGATGACGATTTGTACCATGTAAACGAGTGTATCTGTCAGCAACTTTTGTTTGATTGAGATTACCATAAGATTGTAAACGGTTTGTATCTACAACTTTAATTTGATCTTTTCCATATGCACGTACGATAACATTCGTAGCAAATAGATTTTGTAATCGTTTTCTTAATGATGCCATATAATTTTTTTAATATAAATATAACTAATTTTAGAACAAGACGAATTTATAACAACCAAGTTAAAGTTTCATCGTCTGTGCCATTATTCCATGACCAACCCGTGTCTTGTCTACGCTGATTGTTAGTATATATCACCGGGTCTGTTTTTTTGAAATGCGATAACGCACGTTTATTTAATTCAATTCCATGTTGGCGTAATTTAAGTGAAGTATCTCGTAACCATAATCCGATACAAAATGCCATTACTAAGTCATCGTTATATCCATTTTGCGATTGAGCTTTTCCATTTAACCAAACAAAAACAAATAATTCTTGAATCAATCTTTTTGATCTAATTACCGGAGTTCGTTCTCGCATATACATTTCTAGTGCTGAAATCATTAATGGGCGGGTACGCGATGTTGTAGAAACACCCGGAACCATTTGCGATTTATCTTTTGTATCATAACCTTTTTTAAGTTGTACGTCTATATCAACATATCCGTCATCTTTATATGTATAGAATAAATTTTCATAATTACGATCTAATGCAGGTTGAATTGCAGCCCATCCTATATTCGCATTTTCAATTGCTAGTAAGGCATTATTCCATTCTGTTGCAACTGATACGAGCATATTACCAAAATCTTTTGGAGGAAGTTTTCCTTTATATTCTGCAACTTGTTTAATATCTTGTACATCGATAACATGAAAAGTAGACCAGTCACCGCCGTCACCACGAGCAACGTCAGCTACTACTACATAATCTTTTTCATAATCCGGATATTCCCATATCCAATATGCATTATCATACCCTCGCCGTTCTATAGGGTCAGAACATTTTTGTTCATATTCCAACAATACGGCACCATCTACTACAGTATGACCTGATGAAATAAAGTCACAATCACATTCTTGTGCAGCTCCGCGTTCGCCTAAAAGTTGCGTTTGTTGATCACGCCAAGCTTGGTCTCGTTCTGGATGTACGGTCCAATGCAATTTAATTGTATGAAATCCATTTATTTCTTGTTCAGCTTCAGACCAAACAGAATGAAACCAATTACCTACCCCGTTCGGCGTAGATAAAACAATTGCACCACCACCTGTTGATAGTGTTGCCTGCGATGCTATCCATATTTCTTCAATATTTCTAATGAATGCTGCTTCATCTATAATTAGCAATGATAATGCTTCAGAACGTGCACCGGTGGTTGCAGATGATACTGCTTTTATTTGTGATCCGTTTTTAAATTTAAGAGAAAGTTTATTGTCAGCTTCAATATTTCCTTTCAACCAACTTGGCAAATTGTCGTGCATTACCCGTACTTTAGTTACTAAGTTTTTTGCTACTTCTTGAGTTGTTGCAATAACAAGTACGTTAAAGTCTTGTTTGAATAGCATACTCCAAAGAGCAAATCCAGCTGAAAGTGTTGATATACCTAACTGACGCGACTTAAGTATTACATTGTATCTATTATCTCGTAATTCAGTTAATGATGTTTCTTGAAAAGGGAATAAATTAAACTTTATCTTTCCTTTTTTAGGATGTTGAATATAACAATATTGTCTCATAAAAAACACCGGATCTTTAGCACACATTGCATATTGTTGCTGAATAATCTGTTTTATGTTTTGTTGAGACATATTATTTTAATATTTCGTTGATTAATATGCCAGAACCTAAAGATGTAAAAATACCTAAACCAAACCATATGTTTTTATTATCATACCATTTTGGTTGTAGACGTTTTTCTCGTTCAACATATAAATCAATATTTTTTTGTAATAATGCTACTTGTTGTTTTTGTAACGCAATTTGTATAGAATCTAAATACATTACAGACTGTTGCTTTTTTATTATAAGTTGTTGTTTGGAAATAATATCTGCGTTTATTTCATCAACTTGCCAAAGCGAATCTAATGTATTTGAAATATCATTTAATTCTTGTTCTGTAAAACATGTATCTGGTACAGACTGTGAAAATATGTATAACGGAAATAACAATATAACTAATAATATTTTCATTTCTTTTTTCTTTTATTAGTTTTACTTAAAATATTTTCTTTAGCTCGTTTTGCTGTTTTGGTAGTAGTTACAGTAGCTGTTTGTTTTTTATCTTTTAAATTTTTAACATCTGAAATTAATTGTGCAATATCTTGTTTAACTTGTTTTTTTTGATCTTCGATTGCATCAACTTTTCCGGTAATTATATCTACTTGCTGATTGTTAGCATCAATTTGTTTTGCTGTTTTTGCTTGTTGTTTGTTGTCATGTTTCTTTTTTGCTGCAACAGCAATTCCGAATAGTGCTAATATTGCGCCTACTATAATAGCCCAATATTTTTTAATTGTTTTCATTTTGTTCTCCATTTAATCTTTTTATAAATCGTTCTTTAAATTCTGCAAAGCTTTTTTCTATTTTTTCTTCAAATTCCTCCGGGGTCATTTGAGCAGCCCAAGTTTCTAATTCTCCATCTCCATTTACAACAAACTTAGATGCTTGAGTATATGTTTGTTTAAGCATTTCAACATCTTTTTCTGCTTGTTGTAACCAAGCTTCTGCATTTTGTCGTATGCGTTGTTTTTCATATTCTTCATATGTTCCCGCTTTGCGCATTTCATGTTCCCAATCAATTGTACAATCTAAACACATTCCATTTAGTTTACGCATTTTTTCATCTGATCTACTAGGAGTGAAACATGTACATGTGTCTTTTCTGCAATTTGGAAATTTGCGTAGCTCGTCTCGTACTTCTTGAAATACTTCTGTATTTTTTGTTTTTCGAACTCGGAAGCCGTCTTTTTGTTCGATAACCCATACCATTCCGGATGTGTCGGTTTCTTCCCACGTATCGCCAACTTCATGTCGTTCTGATTTACGTGCTTGTGCTTCAGCATCAGAAAACCCAACGGTTTTTTTAGTTTGGAACTTGTGCGTGCCATCGATCATTTGTTGAATGGCTTTGATGTTTTGTAACTTGTTTGATTTTGGCATATATTATTTAGTTTTATTAGTTGTCGCTGCAGCTGGCTTTATTTTAGCCAATCTTCGAAGAATCATTGTTTTAGCTAATTTCAAATCTTTTGCACCTAATGCAGATAATGCTTTTGCTAAAGGATCAAAACCAGTATCTACTAACATGTTAGGACCCGATTGATCAGCCAATGTTTCTTCCCAATACTTTAATGCAAGTTTTTGTTTAGCAATTTTTTCTTGAGCTTTATCTTCTGGTGTTTCTTCTTTTTCTGCTGCAGGTTCCTCAGGTTTTTCTGCTGGGGGCGTTGTTCCTCCTGCAGGTGGGGTAGCAGGTGCGGGTGGAGGAGCTGTTGCATCGCCTGCAGGTGCTGGAGCGCCGGCAGGTGCTGGAGCTGTTGCGTCTCCCGCGGGCGGCGGTGGAGCAGCTGCCCCTGTTGGAGTTTCTTCTGCTGGTGTATCTTCTTCTGGTGTATCTTGTTCAACAAGCATTTTAACAATTCTTCTACGAACATACTCTCGAACTAAACGCTCACGCTGCTCTCTAGTCAAATTTTCTATTTTATCTTTAATAACATCTGAAACATCTTTTTCTTCTTTATCTTGACGTTTTTTAAATACTTTGGCTGCATGTTTTGCATCATACTCCCCAACTTCTAAATCTTTGTATAAACGATCATCGGCATTATACTTTACATCATATTTCCCGTCATCTACCGTTTCTTTATCAGTTTTACGTAATACGTTGCTCTGTTTTTGTTTAGTAGAATATGGATTCAATGCTCCGGTTTTGTCATCCGTAGTATAATCTTTTAAATCTTTTCTTGATTTATATTTTGTATTTTCTGGTTTTTTGTATTTGCTTTTGTGTTTTTCAGCCATTGCATGTCCTATTTTTTTCTTATAAATATAAATATCACCGTGCGTACTTTAATACCCCTAGTATTTGATTAACAGGGGCAAATGCTCCGGTTAGCTTGTATGTATTGCCTCCGTATATAAATACTACGCCTTCGGATGGTACAATTGCTTCAAAACCGCCTAGGCGTTGTATACGACGTAATTCGTGTTCTAGCTTTTTAATGCTATTAAT